CTAGAGATAGACTTGTTTACGTTTTTCGAATATGTTGTATGGCCTCCTACGGAGGGATAGACAGGGAGTAATAAGAGAAGATTTTAATCTATAAAATGCCACGAGAATACCTAAACCAATGGCTGATTCTGCTCCGGCTATTGCGATAATATATATCGCGAAGGTTTGGCCTAATACATCATCAAAGCTAAGCGAACTTATCAATATTAAGAATGTAATAGCTAACAACATTATTTCAATGGAGATAAGCATTAATATTATATTTTTTCGATTTAAAACAAATCCAAGGATTCCTATTAAAAAAAGTATTAAGGATAAATTCATTGTATATTTTAGTTTATTTAATTAGAGTATATTATATTTTTATCTATAAAAATATTTAGTGTCTTGCATTGGTATTGGCTTGTGTGCTGTGGCATACTTCTGTTGTGATCCCTACTAAAGTAGGGATCACCCCTTGGCAAAAAGGGTTTTTTTATTCTTTTTTGTATTGGCTTTATCCCTAAAGTAGGGATCACTTATATTTTTTGCCAAGGGGTGATCCTTTTGCTTTGCTGGGCTACGCCCAACAAAGGATATGGATAACAACAGTTTTTTCTTAAGAAAAAACAAAAGCCAGTGCTTAATTAAAAAAGAAAAAAAAACATGGCGGAGCTAGCCCATTGCTTTGTAAAGAAGGGCTTCTCATTCTTTCCCCTCCTAGCTTGCGCACCCCTACTTTAGTAGGGGTAGTCTTGTATTTACCTTTAAACTAAGGTTTTCTATATATTATTAAATTTAATATCTTAACGCCTATAACATTTAATATATTAAAGATATATTAAAATCTACTACGCCTGCTAAAGTTAGGATCTATATTACTATAGGTACGAACATATCGCCTTTAAATATTTACGCAAAGCGTTATATTTCCTCGCTAGGTGTGGGGGCCAAGCCATCCCTTAATTAGTTTTGTAAAACTACTCTAGGGTTCTATATACGCTATAGCTTATTCTGATCCCCTTTTTACAAAGTAATCGGAGGGATATGGGGAAGGCATACTTCTTAATGCCTTACTAGCAACCACTGATTGTTCAATCTAACAAGTCAACAAATATTTCGCTTGCTCACAAAAACAAAAAATAACTATATTCAATCTAAAACTCATTCTGGGCTGTGGTGTGGGAACCCATCCCAAAGCACTATTATAGCTTCTATTAAGTAATGTTTGTAATGTAATATAAATAGGATGGAACAACAGCTTAGGCCAATAAACCACAACTAACTAAAGCTCCTACTGCAAAAAGAAACCAACTATCGCCACAACTGTGGTTGTAAGAACAGAAATAGGATTACTTTGTAATGGTAAACTTACAAATGCGTGAGGTTTAGGAGGAGAATTTAAAGCTCACTCTAAACTATTATAACTTCTGTTTAAGTAAGTTTGGAAGATATCACTATAGAATTGTGGAGTTAATCAAGGGTATCTCGTTGTAGCTTTACCATGAACCAACTGTAAATAAACTAAGTGTAAGAATAGTCAGGTAGCCACCACACTTATAATACTTCCGAAACTACTTATTAAATTTCAACCAGCAAAGGCGTCAGGGAAGTCACTAATTCTTCTAGGCATTCCTTGTAGACCTAGGAAATGTTGCATACTATTTTTTTTATGCGTACGTATTGTAAATTTTATAATTTATCATTATAGCTGTATATTTTACCATTATAAGAATTTCCATTTTCTATTAAATTTTTTAATGTATAAAAATTAACTTTTGCGTATTTCATAGCTTTTGATACTCCAATTATTTTATCTATTAATTTTAATGTATCACTATCAAATACGTAAATTATTTTTCTATTAGAAATTTCTTTTACTATTAGTAAAAAGTCCTGGAATTCACCTCTGGTGATAGCAGCTCTAGCTACTTTCCCATCAATATTAAAATATTTAGCCATCTCTCTTCCAGATTTAAATTCTGTAGCTATCTCGTTATCTAGATTATAAACTGTAATATGTTTTCTTAATTGGCTATCTCCAATAGGCTTTTCTATATAATTTTTAAATTCATCTGCACTTATAGGCTCAAAAGATATAATAAATTTTGATTTTAATAAATAATTATTATTTATATAACCTAATAAGCTACTATGACTAATTTGTAATCCTTTTAAAGCTCTATTAATTGAAGAATAGATCGTTGGATTTTTATTTGGTGAAGTAATATCATAAACAAATACTAAAAAACAATAATATTTATTACCTAAATCTTCTTGCTCAAATTTTATATTATTAGCTGTTTTAAATAAATTTAAGAATACAGATAATCTTTCGAAACCTTCAGAACCTACAGTAAATAAAGACAATAATTTCTCTATTACAAAAATAGCATGATCTAAATTATTTCCTCATTGAGGATTTACTCTAGGAATAACTTTATAATTACTATTAATTGTAGGTCTAACCATAATTATTGCATATTGTTCATAAACTAATGATAATTGAGGAGATGTAATATATATAAACTCTAAGCTTCATTCTGATGCTGGAGTTAAAGATATTTCTAACTCTCCAGATGATTGAGGATTTCTTAAGCCTTTAGTTAATTTTAAATACTCTCCCATCCTTCTAGCTATATTATTTGAACTACCTATATAAAACCTAGATAGATTATTTTTATTAGTTAGTTTATAAACTCCTGAAACTCCTAGATATTTAAATTTAATTTCTTCACATGCTTGTTCAAGAGAATCAAATTTTATAGATTCACTATTGTCTATACCATCTAGATTCATGGAGTTACTAGAAGAAGTAGAATATTCTCTTTTTGATGGACCCATTACTTTATTCCTTGGACTCAAGCTATTTGTACTAGGAATGTTTTTTTTAGATGATCCTAGGTTTGATAAAAAATCAATACTTATTTGTCACTTATAAAATAATTTAGATCATATCATTATCCTTAGTATAAATACTTTATTTAAGGATACTCGGCGTGTGATCGTTGAGGGGTTATTTATTAAATTATTAATAAAAACTTCCCTGCTGATTGTCCAATCCTTATAATTTTTACTTTATTATAATTATAATAAAGTACATAAAGCTCTAATGATGTTCCAGCAAATAGCCAAGATTAAGGAGTTATAATCTCCTATTGTACCATATGATTACTTATATAGACCCCCAACATTATAAGAGGGAAGAATGTGACATTACAAAAAATATGATAAGAATATTATCATATAAACGTGGACTATATCTTAAGCTATACAGGTAATTAATGTATAACTTTTCTTTCGTGTAGTCTCTGAGGATCCCTCAAGAATAATATAATAGTATCCATGGGTTTCCTGCTGATTGTCTAGATATACTTAAGGTTTTTACTTACCCATTATAAAATAAAGATTGAGTACTTAAGCCTTATGAGAGCTTCCAGCATATAGAAAGATAGGGAGGGGCTAATGCGGTTTAAATTTTACGAGGTTTAGCTTCGCTTCGGGGAAGAGAGTATATAATTCACGATTCTCCATTTAAGTCTACTCACTGGTCGGTGTCTATACTTTTTTTTATAAGTGTTCATCTAACTTTAAAATGTTGTCTAGCCCCGTTAACAGATGGAAATATTAATTCTTTACCATTCTTGTCATAACAAAAAATAGATTTACCACCAATACCATACTGGCGAGAAAATTTACCTTTTAAACCTTTAGAAGGGTGACTATGAGTAAGGTAAAATTCTTTAATACCCTGAGCAATGGCATTTCTTGTTTCAGAGGAACTAACAGTACCATATTTAGGGTGACTTTCTTTTTTAAAAAGCTCTTTTAGTTTCTTGATAGTTTCAATAGGGTGTCGAAAACCCGAAGAACTACCCCCAATTTTTAATACATTATATCGAGGTTTATATTTATCTATTCATTTTTGTTCTAATTCCAAACAGACTAATGTATCTGAAGCACATGTTTCTAGTATACCCAGAGAGAAATTTTGCAATTTATACTTTCTCATTGCTCTAGCTAATACTATTTTTGTAGCCTTATCAGAATTTGCAAGGTAAAAGTGAGAAGTCATTCTTTTAGTTAAAGTAATACTACTCCCCATATACAAATCTCTAGTTATATTATTTATAAATAAGTATACTCCGGATTTTCCTTTTAGAGATTTATAAATAGCTCTTTTACTTTCTTGTACATTACCAAAAAACACAACAAAATTATCGTTAGGTAAACCTCCAGGACCACTGGAATTGTGATTAAATCGTTCCCCTGTCGCCTTGCTTTTGTTTAAACAAACCTTTGCGTAAAAAAAACACATTCTTCCTTTTGCCTTAACCCCTATAAATAGAATTCAGAAGTGTACTTTACCTAACATTGTGTTATAATCTAAACCTAGTATTTTAGGTATTCAGAAGTATCATGCACTATATAGCGCAAAGACTGCTCCCATACTTAAAACGTAATGGAAATGGGCACATTTAATAATATATCTTTAGATATATTCCGGACTATATCTTCACCTTTCCCTTAATAAGGCAGAAAGGGTTGCACGAGTAGTCTCTGAGGTACTTATTTATATAAACAGGTACCTGCTGGTTATCCAATCTCTTATATTTTCACTGTTATATATATAATTAACTAAAAAAAGACATTGATAATATAATTAGTAATAAGAGCTCTAACGAAATTCCGGCATATAGTGCTAACTTTTTGATCAGATTTCACAAACTGAAAGTCGCTGCTTTTCCATGTATTTAAATATATATTATTCTTTATCTTCAATTAAAGGAGTGTAAGAAACTCTGAGTCCATGATAAAGCTGTTTATGCTCAATACGTAACTCTAATGAGTTAGTATTAGCATTACGATTACCTTCAAATTCTTTAACGCATTCTCTAAGACTGTTGTAATGTTTAATGAAAATAGTACCATCAGCTGAGTACGTATAAACCGGAATACTTGTTCTTTTATTCAATACAGGATTAAACTCATCAGGGTTATGTCCCGCAAGTGAATTATCCGCGCTATTTATTAGATCATTGGAAAGAGAATATTTACCCAATCAAAGAGTATCTGTTGTACAAAGTAATTTTGTACTAGAACCACTTTGTTTTGAAAATAACATAAAAGCATTAATACTGGGAAATGTTTTAAGTAGTACAGACTTATCTTTATTATAAACATGAACTAGTTTAATTATAGTGCTCTCAGGATTAACGTTATTTTTAACACTTTCAATCTTTTCTTTGTCTAACTCAGATAATGAGATAATATATTTATCTGCATACACACTACCTGACTTAGCTATGCGTCTAGCTGTATTAACATGTACCCCGAGTATACTAGCTAATCTTGCATACCCATAGACGATAGTATTAAAATCCAATGTATTACTATTGTATACAAATATAGGTGTACTTCTAGTAAAAGACCATAAGCTTTTTTGTTCCGGAGAATGACAATGGTCTCACGCAGCTCCCAACGGCCCGTTTTTACCAAATTGTACATTATTATCACCCTTTTTATCTGTATAATTAGGCTTTAATGTTGGTGCGGGTCCAAGTGCTATACGTCTAATGTTATATTTAAAGACATATCTATCAAGATAGTATTGTTCTAATAAAATATGATCGGAATTAATAGAAATAGTATCACGTGCAGGTGTATCACCTAATATAATTATTTGTAAACTAAACCCAGATAAACCGTGTTTAAGAATAGCAGAAGAAATAGCACTACCCCGAGAAGTTTGATAATTAAGATATGAATTAGTAAAGTAATTTGACAGTCTAGGCGACAGATCCTTAGCACTACCAATATATTGATTACCATTAATTTTATTGGTTCATAAATAAACCCCTCTTTTTTTAGCCAAACTTATTCTAATCGTACCTTCAGATTGTTGCGGATTTGAATACTCAAGATGTCCAACGGGTAGTGATGCAAATGGAAGTAAAGAATAATATATATACGTTTTTTCGGCAACGACGTAGTAAGTCAATGTATATTAAGTAAAATTTAATACTATTATTTCTTTATTTTCTAGCAATTAATTTGTCTTTATTCAATGTTCATACAGCTTTTCAATGCTCATGGCGAGTATATTCATTGAGAAGCTTTAAAGTATAAGTCTAGCAGTTAAAGACCATACTACAAATAATAAAAAAATTGTCTTCAGAGCATAAAAATATACCATTGTTAATAGAACTAACAATGTATACAAGTATGGAACTAATTAATATAACTAAAGGAAAATTTATAAATAAAAAATCGCGGTTTATATTTAACAAAAGATATATTACAGAAAAAAGAAGAAAAAAAGCCAGCAAATAGTATAGACGGTGTTATGTATTTTAAATGAGAAGTCATATCTATAAATCGCGCAACCTATTATTTACGGCCTAATATTAAATTTATACTAATAACACCCTTCACAGGGCGGATCGGACTATAACTTATCTAATTATTTAACTCAATAAACTTTCGATTGCCACATTTAGTCTCTACGGATCCTAGTTATTATTGTTAAAATAAATAACTTCGGTTTCCACGGTATTATCTTATATTTTTTTTTGTTTATAGCATTATATAAACATATAAGGTTTTCACCGTTATGGTGGCACGACAACACGACACTTACCTGAACTTTTGATTGAATTTTTGTAAAGACTTTAACTTTTCACCTAGTAAAGGATAATTAGTACAATGAGCGATGATTTTTAATAAGACTTCTTTCTTATAAATTTCTAGAGAGTAAAATTTACCATAAGGATTTCTAACTTTATTAGTAGCAAGAAAAAACTGTTTTATAGCTTCTATTAAGTAAAGATCGTCATTTTGCCCTATTGAAAAAGAATGGTTATTATTTTTTCTTATTGAAAAACAACCTTCAGCTTCTATAAAGCCGGATAATCATCCTTTGAAATAACTATGATTATGGATATTAAATTTAACATTAGATTTTATAATAGTTAACTGCTTATTGTATTTTAAATCTCTATTAAATAAATAAACATCTACTAAGGTATCTTGTAAACAAGTTTTTAAGAATGCAAGTTGACATATTTTTCTTGAAGTTAAAGGTGGAAAAGTTTCGTATATTTTTATAATTTCTACTATATCTTCCTTCTTATTAACTACTCAAATAACATCTGCACCCTTACCAGTTATTCTTACTGTTCCACCTATAACCTTAGCAACTTTAATTAACATATTATAATTAGATTTAATGTTAGATAATTTAATAATTAGTCTGTATTGCAGTGATTGTTTACGTCAATGGTTTACCTGAATACTTCCATCACCGTCCATTAAACCTACTCAAAACATTTTAATATAATTATTATAATCATCTTTATCCTCTAAATTTCCAACACTGTGGTCATTATTAAAAGTAAAACTAGCATCCCTCACAGTTGCCGGCAACTTGGATTGGCAATAACTAGAGAAGGGACGCTTGCGCACTCTTGTAGTTATACTTAAACTGGGCATAATAATCCCGAAAAAAACCATCAAAACCGTATCGTGGAATGCTATATCAAGTGATGCATTCGCTAAAACGACACCACTTACAAGTAAAAAAAAATAGATGTACAATAGTCTTGGAATAATGTTATTAATCCCTTAATCTATTAATCTTTCATAACTAAAAATATACCCTTTATATACACCACAAACATTAGCATGTTTCTTTATAGTACTATGACTTATGTTTAAGGCTCTTTGAGCTGCTACTACTCCGTCATATTTACCAAGAAAATTTCTATTTATATCATATACAAAGACTGCTTTTAAAACATGACTATTTTGTTTAATTTTTAACACTAATTCTTCACATTCTTTTGAATATCAACTGGCTATTTCAGGCGTGTCACTTATGTTGTAAGGAACATTAGAAAAATACCACTCACCTCTAAACATTGTTTGTTCTTTGATAATATTAACTATGGTAGCATGGTTGGATAGGATCAAATTAGCCAAACTCCTAACTGAAGGTAAAATAACCAACAATTCTTTAAAGGAGTTATAAACATAAACAGGATAATATGATTTAGCTTCCATCATTCTTATCTTAGTTTCCAAAGAGTGGCTTTTATTATAAAAAGGATTATTTTCACCTGTTACAGCCTTTGCTATTAAACCTTTAGTTTTGTCCGAATGTGTTCTATTCGTAGCTAATTCAGACAATAACTTCTTGGTCTCCTCTGTATGTTTATAGCCTAAAGAAGAATAACCTTGTTTTAAAACATTGTAATGAGGAAGGATATTTGTGATATAAAAAGTTTCTCTAGTGGTTAAAAATTCAGGTTCAACATATTCTAATATTAAAAGAGTAAAATTTAATTGGTCGTACTTAAGTAAAGCTTTTGTAATTGGCATATTAGCGTTTTGTTTGCTTTTTAAAAAAGCATTGTTAAGATAACTTCTCATTCTACGGGCTAAGTTAATAGAACTCCCAACATACGTGTGGCCATTTATCTGGTTAACTAAGCAGTAAACACCAGAATTTTCTATTTCTTGCTTTATTATCATAACTCTGTCTTCTTTTAAGCTCTTATAAACTTTTTCAGTTTTTAAGTTTAGAATGTTGTCCTCCTTATGCTGCTCAGGACTAGAACTAGAATAAGATCGAGCTATTACTTTAGGATAATTTAAGATTAATGTACTTTTTTTTTTTACGTGGACTATCTCTGCAGCTCATAATAACTTAGGATGAGCTCTACTACACATAGTCTCTGAGGAACCCAACGTCTTGGATACAATCAGTTGGTTGCCTGCGGATTGTTCAATATCATACATTGTTACTGAGATTGAATAAAACTCTAGTAGCATAATTGTGAGAAGTTCTCCGCATACGGTAGTATTAAAAGGGGAGACTAAATGGTTGTTTAATAATCCCCCTATAGTAAACATGAAAATGAAACCTAAAGCAAATAACATTGCAGGTGTTAAATGTAAAGATCCCCCATAACATGTTGCCAATCATGAGAATATTTTAATACCGGTAGGTACGGCAATGATAAGAGTTGCGGCTGTGAAGTAAGCTCTTGTATCCACGTCGAGACCGACGGTATACATGTGATGCAAAATGTTAGCAGATATTCCTCATATCTGCCCGCATAGCTTTATAGCTATGTGCTCCTTTCACAAGGAGAATCGGACTATATCTTCATCTTTTAATAAATAACACTAAGGATGCGCAGATCCTGTTTTTTTTGCCATACCCCTCTCAATATTAATCTGTTTCTGTAATGCTCTTACATAGGCTAATCCTTCTTCAGTGAGATGTAACTTCTTCGAAACGAAATTATGGACGGTTAATCACTTATCGAAAGATTGGGCCTTCTTAGTATATAATGGAAATGCTTTAAAGTAAGATATTACATCATTCGTTGATTTATACCCTGTAGCTGTGTAACGATAAACACCGTCCGTTTCGGTTCTAAGAGTAACTTTACCAAATCCAAAAAGGTTTTGTATGGTCAGAAGGATAGTACTATCCTTCTGATCAAGTATATAACGCATTTTTACAACATTACCTAATGCATATCTTGCATTGCGTGTAACAGATACATTAAAACATCCTTCAGCGTCGGTGAAACCAGATAACCAAGCATCTTGTAATGTAACTGTAACAGCAGTAATAATCACTTGAATTGTATTTGCCCCAAAACGGTGGTTTAAAGCTTGAACTCACAAAGATAATTGTTGTATTCTGTGAGTAAAAGCCAGATTACCATTAAATAAAAAGGCTAGCAGAAGAATATGTGAAGGATTGTCGACAATTCATCTGTAAAAATCGTTTTTGTTCCCACTTGTACCTTGTGGAAAATGCTTAACAGTACCTATTCCTAGTTTTTTCTGGACGTAGAAAAGGATAGCACCTTCCTTTTGAGTAAGAACAAAACGGACTCTTGTACCTTTCGAGTTTGAATGGGCTAGCTTTATGTTAGCTAATATATGACCTAGAATGTAAGCTCCTGTTCTGTTTTTATTAAAGATGTTTTGCGTATAGTCTCTGAGGTACTCCAATATCCTTTACTACTTTGAGTAAGGTATTGACCTTCCCTGCTGATCGGATATAATTAACTGAATTTTTACCGTTCAAGGTACCAATTAACACTAAACCATTCCAGCATATAGCAAAATATATTCATAACCTCAAATCACTAAGAGGCGAAGCCAAAACTCAACTTCACACTACAAAACCTAAAACACCAATTGACATCATGGCATAGCGATATTTAGCTTGTAAAGGAATATATTAAAATTTTATTTCAACCTGTTAGAATTCATTTCTAAACTTAAAGATTTTATTTTAATTAAGCCTTCTTTGGTTAAATGTTTTTTTAATTTAACCATTAACATAGCCTCTTTAAAACAATAATAATCTTCTTGTTTTAGATTTAAAAGCGGGTATTTATCAAAATGTGGAATTATTTTATCTAATATAGAAGCAGTATCTTGTACTATAAAATCGCATCTAGGTGTAGCTAAATTAGATCTTAGAGCCACTGTCCCCCGCCACAAACCCGGACACTCACTGTGGGTTTAAATTGTCAGGTAATGTAACAATTGGTTTGGGAAACGGTATAACATCAGGATAATACTTTAAAACCTTTTTAGATACTCCCGTGTTTATAGAAGCATAATAAGAAAGAATAGTTAAAAACCCTGCCTTATTTAAATGATCTTTATTTAAGATAATTTTGATGACTGAAGATCATAATAAAAAATCTAACCCCTTTTTACTAATAAGGGTATATTTTGTAAAATGTGGTATAATAACATCATTTAAGTAATTCACGTTGGTTACTCTATACACAGATATTTTTCTATCTGACCTATTATATACAGCACCTACACCAAAAAAAGACTGGATTTTGTATAAAATCTCTGCGTCTTTCTCATGTAGATTTATTTCAAATGAAGTTCTGACTTTCCATTTTAAAGGGCTGGTAATCTCTATTATAATAGAAAAACAACCCTCAGCGTCGACAAACCCTGTTACCCAATTAGGATCGAGTTTGTCTACAGGGTGGTTTATAGAGAAATTTTGTTTTAATACTTTATTTACAATTCTTAAATTCATATCATGTGATGTGAATTTAAGAAGTCCACTAAATACTGGACTATCTCTTAGTCACCCTCGTGTATTAAGTATACGGGTGACTCTCCTTGTGTAGTCTCTGAGGTTACCAAATAAACACACATGTATCGTATTTAATAATATAGAAATATGTGTATTATTTTTGGCTACCTGCTGATTGTTCATTGTAACATCTTTAAAATTATTACTGTAAATATAGGTATTACTAGTATTTAAAGTCTCCGAAGCTCCCAGCATATAATGGAGATAGATGCAAATATTATTTAACATAGGCCTAATTTTGACCATACCAAGATAACCGAAAACGCTCTTGTTCGAGCTTGCGGACACCACTGTACTGATAATACCGAAACCTGGTATTATTAATATATAAACCTCTGGGTGACCGAAGAATCCAATTCCTTACGGTATAATTTTTTTCACCTTATAATTATACAACCTGGTAACTATCACCAGCCCTCTTGGTCAATAAAGGAGGAATCCGACTGTACATTAAGCAGCGTTCCAGCCACCCACCGGTGAACCAGTCTGTAGCGATTTCTTTGGAAACCGACGGTCTTGTCCTAGGGGATTTTGACCGTATGGACAATCTCATAAATATGGAGATTATCCCACCAGTGTTGCTATGGTATTCTATTGTTTTCTCCTAAGAATTACACAATAAATTACAACCACAACTAGGGTTGTGGTATACCCATGGGTATTCACTACTGAAGGTCTTACTTTTTTTTACATCTGCCTTAAGTAGTTTCATAGCTTACGTCTAAACCAACCCCTTTTTTCCTGTATATTATATAGCTTTGTTAATTTGCTTGGCCAGATTTACTAATTCTGATCGTGTAGTATCATTTAAATGATCTCCTTTAACTAACCTAGAATGAATTATTTTTCACTTTAAATAACTCCCTTTTTTTAGTTATAAGGCTATATTCATCAAAATAAGGAAATAAACCAAGGCAAATTTTTACACCATTTACCCTAAGCTCTCATACACCAGGAGCAGAATGAGGTACTACACAACCTTTAGTTAAAAATCCATCCTTGCTTCCGAAAGGCCTACCTGCAGAGGGAAAACCAGATTCATAATATATTCTAAAACATGTTTATTAGCCTCTCATTTTTGAGTCAAGATATATCTAAATCTATATGCAGAACTATTAGATAGTAGAGAACAAGTAAAGCAACCTTCACCGTCTGTTATACCTGAGATTCAACCATCATTTAAGGAAGGAGTAACATAAGTATCTAAAGGAAATATGGTAGTAAGATTTTTTTTTAAAAGCTTTTCATTAAAAGATGAAAGAAAAGTTAAGAATCTCGCTTTTCTGGTCGGAAATACTATATTCCCGTTAAACAGTAAACAAGGGAGTCCCTGGTGCGAAGCACCCAGTAATAGAAACAGCAACAGGGGGAAACTGAATAAATAGCCTGACAAATACCCGGGCCTTTACCCGGGGCACTCATCTACCCTCCCCTTCTTATATTTCCCCCTGCATACTTCGTCAGCAAAGAAATTAGGCACAATGTCAAGCTTAAATATCCTTGTACTTTAAATTTGACATAAACTTAAACTAACACGAATAAATATCTATCTTTATACGGTTTATTCGATTTTAAGTAATTTCTGATTGTAGTATGATTAGTCTCCAACGCTAATGCTGCTTTACGTAAAGATTCATAGACTACTGTTTCATTTGTGTTAAGATCTGTTACAGATAACTTAGATCCTGGAACGGGTTGTTTAATTCTTGTTGATTGGTATTTTTTCATTTTATCTATAGTCTCTTGCGGTAATTTAAGACCTAATTTAGCCGCAGATATCTTAGATATAGCTTCTAATGTCAACTTTTTACCTTGGTGGGCAAGACTAAGTCTTTTTCTAGTTATCTCAGAAAAAACTCTACCCTTGGCTATTTCAGACATTAGAGCCTTAGTTTCTTTGGAATGTGTAGAACCTAACTTAAGTTTAGCCATTTTAATTTTAACTTCTAAAGGTAACCTACGACCTAAAGGTGAACCTGCTACGGTTAATATATTATAAGTAGGCTTAAATAAATCGAAATAATACTGTTCTCTTTGTATAGTTTCATTTTTACCACAGTATTCGAGGATTTCTAAAGTAAAATTTTCATGTTCATGCTTTAAGATAGCTCGGCATATTAAACTATTATTACTATTATTTACTAAGCTTTTACCATAGTATTGTAGAAGTCTAGGGCCAAGATTTATACTACTTCCAATATAAGTCTTTCCAGTTACTTTGTTAGTTCAACGATAGACCCCGGCTTTCAATTTATTATCCTGAAGAATAGACTGTTTGGCTTTAGCGGGATCTGTATAAGTAACCGCAGCACTTAATGACGTAGAATAATTACGATTAGTTATATAAGAAGAACTACAGTTAGCCTTATAAGAAAAATAATTAGGGTTAGTAATATAAGAAAAATGATCAAAAAATCTCCGTGTGTTTTTAGTGTCTTGAATAACAAACCTATGTGTATTTTGTTTTATAGATTGTTTAATTACTTTTCCAAAACCAAGATTATCCTTAATATAATTTAAACTTTGTATATCTGTAGTAGATTGAGTAACCACAAACGATAAGTCTCCTCTTTTAGCTAAAATGAAACTACCTTCTCCTTCTGAAAATCCGATAAACCACTCCAAAAATTTGTTTGTAGGTTGTTTTAAACCAGGGTAGTTCTCGCTAAATTTAGAATAAAAAGCTGTAAAATCGAAAGTTTTGCCTCCTCGGCTCACTGTTGAGATAAGTGGTGCTAAACAAGAGCATATATAATTTTTTTCTTTTAAGAAAAGATGTTGATATAATATAGGGTCACCACCTCCTGCAGCTTCAAAGAATGATGTATTAAAGTTTCTATCCGTTAAAACCATTGTAATTGCACCGGCTAATACTGGTAATGATAATAATAACAATACTGCTGTAACAACTACGGCTCATCCAAATAAAGCCAATTTGTGTAGCCTGATACCGGGACTTCGCATATTTAGAACAGTAGTAATGACGCACTTAACGGTTGTTGTTTTTTTTTCTTCGAAAACAGTAACAATTAAGGTGGACTATATCTTCAGCCTATCTATTAAATGTTGTTTGCCTGTTATAAGAAAGTATTACTTTGCAAACAAGCAGCCCAACTAGCTCCTGCTTTACGAGCCAGCCTGCGACTAGCTATTTTACTATCCTTTCCCCCTAAAAGGGACGAGGATGAGCGTGCAGCTTCGCAGCCAAGGACGGGTCCTACGAACAACAAACTATATAGATACGGTGTCTAACGTGTAGTCTCTGAGGATCCTACTTAGAAGGTCTCTCCTCTCTTTTTTGCAAAAAAAAAACCAAAAGGGGAGAGACACTATCTGTTGGTTTCCTGCTGATTGGGCACTATTTACACGATTTACTTTATAATTATGTATATATATTAATGCAGTTCCAGCATATAGTTAGAAATTTATATATAAACCCCATTGTTGTTACTATTCATCTTAGGCATAATTATGGTTTGTTATCCACGAATTTACAAATATATCCGTGGTAAGCTATGTTAGTATTTAAGTATTTAACAAGTGTTTTTTGGCTGGCTGGTAGATTTTTACTCTTAATATAGTTTATACATTTCCCTATGCTTTCACATAAGATTTCCTCTTTAGTATGGATATCTATTAATAGCACAGCTTTAGTTAAACTATCCAGAGGTTTATTTTTATTAAACTTAACTCTATCTTTTTGTAACATTAAGGCTATATCTGGTAAAGACATATTTATAGCCTCGGCTGTTTTTACTTTTTCTCTTAAAAATAAGTATTTACCTAGGTAGTAAGTACCCTTCTCAAGGTGTTTAGTAAATGTGAAGTGACTAATATTAAGTTTAGTTATAAAATCTCTTTGTTGTAAAGTAAAGTATAGACAATTGGACCTTTCCTGCCTTCGGAAGAGGCCTCTTTTACCACCCTAGTCTTCAGAAACCGTTTCCTGAGAATTAGATACCTTTACATCTTTATTGTAAAGACTTAACTTTAACTCCTTTATTTGGTCTAAGCCTTCGCTTGTTAAATGTGCCTTAGATTCCACAAGTCTTAGAATTTTTGACCATACTATGTAATTAGGTAATTTATTTCCAGCCAATTGAAACTTATCAAAATGAGGTAAGATATAATTTACTAAATCTGAAGTACCTGAAACATGGTAACGTGCTATTGAACGAGCTGGGTATGCATTAACATTACCAACGCCACCGAAAAATTCTTTAAATTTATATAATAAAGAAACTTCCCGGATGTGTAGTTCTACATTAAATATTAATGTAACCCGTTTCTCGTTAAATATTTGTACATAAAATGAAGAATCACCCTCAGAAAACCCACTAACTCAATAAGGATCTAAAGCGAATTTTGATGCCTCAAAGACAGGTCTAACTAAGGGCTTAACGCTAGGGAATAGCGCTTTAATTTTTACAGGTAAACCTCAATTAAGTACAGATTTTAATGAAAGTATTTCATTAAATCCGCTATCAGTAAGATGTTGTTTATTTCTCATCATTTCTATACATTGGGCTCATAGTTGGAAATCGAGAGATTTTGCACTTCTTAGAGGATAATTCTTAAAATGAGGTACAACAATATTTACAAGATCACTTAGTTTAGTTATAGTATAATGCACTACATTAGCCTCTGCATTATATCTAAAAGAACCTGCACCTTTAAAATATCGTTGAACAAGAACTAGTAAAGCGGAATCCCTAGAATTCATCCTAACCTGGAGAGAAGCTTGCACGATTCAACTATCTTTTAACTTAGACCTTCGTACAACTGAAATAATAAAGGAACCCTCCGCGTCAAGAAGTCCAGAGATAAAATTCGGATCGAGGTTTTCGGTAGGTTCACCCATGTTTGGCTGTTTATCTGACTTTATCCCACTTGCAGAATGAAACAGGGCGAGAAGTCGAAGGTTTTCCTTACCTAATCTATTATTACTTAGGTGGAAGGGGCATGTGGTGTTTAAAGATAGGTTGCTTTTAAAAATTTTCATTTTTAAATAAAATATTGTATATTATTTTTTTCTAGAAGTCACATTGGAAAAAGCAGGAAGTTGCCCCCTTTTTTAAACCAGCTAGAGTAAAAGGTTCTTTTAATTTCCATCTCAGTGATTTTTCTTAAACTTCGCTCTATCTTTATCCAGCTTTGCTTTTACATCTTTTAAGGACATATTTTTATATATAACAGTTGATGCGCTTTGAGAGGGTGGCGTCATAGTAAAAAAATATTTGTCGTAATAATATAAACCTTTTTCCAACTTTTTCTCCAGGGTAGCATAATGAATACCTAACTCCAAAACGTAATCTCTTTTTTTTGAAACGAAGTACAAGACAGACTTGTCACGGCTATACATATAAATATTCCTATTGTCTATATTATATCTGTTGTACATATATAAAGGTTTAGAGGTAGAACCACTAGGGTTATTTGATACCTTTATAGTATTTAGATTGAAGGATGGATCCAACAAAAAATACTGTTCTAAAACTATTTCTGGCCTAAATTCAGGATAATCTGGTAAACATATTACTTCTAATTTAAAGCTAGCTAAAGATTTGGCTTTTATTAGGGGTATTAATTTACCAGAGCTCTTGTGTGTCTGATTTAAATAACCTCTTAATCTAAGAGCTAACTGTGAAGATGAACCAACATATTTTTCATTAGTGTCTATGCAAGTAAATATATATACACCACGTGCTTGTGTTTTACTATGCGGTAAACCTAACTTATCCTGAATTAAACATCTAGTTTCTATTTTATCTAAGTTGGTAAAAACAAACCTAGGCATGGTAACTAAAGAATTTAATGTATCTTCACTTACTAAAATATTAGAGTAAGCCAATATCTCATTTAACACCCCTAGTGTTATGGCTTTACCACTTTTAATTTGAGTATCCGCTAATTGATGGGCATATAGATTTGGACCCTTTCGACCTAAAATGGTAGCTCAAGAGTTGTTTTTCAATTTGAAATCTGTAGCATGCCGGGTTTTCTCTGTAAGTTCATCCTTTTTTGGTTTTTTTGGATGTTTATCTGGCTCCATATTAGGCTCTAACCTAGTACCATCTTCAGAGGAGTTAGTACGGTTATTAGCCTTTAAGTCTGGTGTAGACTTAAACAATCCAAAGTTAGACTTGTTAAATTTATTTTGATAGCTTGCATAATTAATGTGTAAAAAAAATAGGTATAAAACAAACCCCGAGTTTATAGCTCCAAGTAAACTACTTATACCACTTAAATGTAATCCAAATATAGCTAAATCAATACTAGGCCCACTGTGACTCTGTACTCCACTTAGTGGAGGATAACAATTTTGTTGGTAACTTCATTTAAAAAAACTATCGTTACACGCAATAAATCTCTTTATTGTTCGGACCATACCATTATCTACTTTTCCTTCCTATTGCTTACTAAAAATAAACAACCATAGCTGTGTTTTCCCTCTTACTTTTTAAAAAAGGAAAAAACAAAAGGAAAGAAAAAAAAATAAGAAAATTTGAAAAGAATTTGATTTTTTGTGCTACGCCAAGACTATTTGATGATTGCTACTAATTTAGTTCTAAGCTTTCTGACAATATTTCTTGCTTTAGATAATTCAAAATAATTTCCTTTATGTTTAATATACGATCTTGCCCATATTCTATGTTCTACAGATTTCATCCCTTTCATTGTGTCTTTAAAATATTTTATGATGTTTTCAATTGCTCTTGAATTAGTAGTGTCTAATATATAGTGGTTATAATTTGACTTAAATTTTACTGTTGTAGGTATATGTAATATTAAACCTATGGCCTGTAAAACTATACTATCTAGTTTTTGTGTAAGCCCAAAACCATGAACAATTCTACTTGAATCTTTTGAAACTAAATAAAAACTACCTTCAGCTTCAATAAATCCAACTAATCATGGTTTAGTCATTACATCATTAATACCATTCACACTATTTAAAGGTATACTAGCATTATTTCAAACAGGTGATATATAATTTTCAGGTATATTCTCTTTTTTAAGTGCGAAAAGTTTTTCATCTTTTTCATCTTTAGTTAGATTAAGATCTTCCAATATAGAATATGCTTGTTTAAATTTAACATAATTAAACATTTTACTTGTTAGTAAAGGATATTTATCGAAAATAGGAAATATTATTTCATTTAGCTTTTTTCTATCTCTAATAAAGAATTGTCCTTTTGTATTGTCCTTAGTTACAGAACCAATACCTAATTCCTTTTTAATATGATAAAGAAGTCTCAAGTTATATCTAGATTGAGTTATTTTAAAAGCTAAACTCCATTTATTGTTTTGATGTACTATAGAAAAACATCCGTCACCATCTGTAACACCAACTAATCATAATTTAAATTGAGGATGTAACTTATTATTATAGTTATTCATTGTTTAATAAACACAAAACCTTGGATTTAATTTAATTTAATTTAAACCAACAACTTTCATTGTTTAAGAAAAACCAACATTTTTCTCTTGCTGTGGCTACGCCAAAAGCACGAATTTAATTTTAAATTAGTCACTACTTTTTTTATTTAAAGGAAGTGTAGGACTTAAATAGGAGTGTACGAGATTCGAACTTGTATTATGACGGGTGAAACGTAATGATCTGCCTTTGATCTAACCCCCCAAGTACCAAATAACTACCCCATTAGGTAGTAAATCATTGTTCAAATCAAATTTTATTATTTTTATGTAGATACTCTTCGTTTGGCCTCTGATGAGTGGTAGAATAATATCTATTCTTCACTCAGGCGCATTGTCTCCGTGAAATATACATTCTTACATACGCTACATATATATATCTTATTATAGATATATAAATTAAGCATGAGTAGCATAAAACATGCAATATAAGTAAATATATTGCTGGAAGAGTTTCACGCATCGAGAAGAGTTTTATTGCCTTTCTGTTACCAGAAAGCAACTCCCTATTCTTAAGAGTTCAACCAGTACCTGCCCCATTTTCTATACCACTAGCAAATAAAAATAATAATAAACTAGGTGGTAATAGTCAGAAACTTATATTATTAAGTCTTGGGAATGCCATGTCTGGACCCCCGACTATTAATGGTAATAGAAAATTACCAAACCCTCCTATTAATGCTGGCATACGTTTTATCACTAACTTTCATTAATGTTTGGACTATATCTTTACCTTTAGATATATATATCTACTAAGGTATTTCACGTGTAGTCTCTGAGGATCCTACTCAATAAAAGTGTTTAATGCTACAGTGAGCCCTTTTATTTTTGGTTTCCGGCTGATTGCCTAATCCTTTGATATGTTACTGTATTCTACCGCTTTTCTATTAATATCTCCTCTCCCCCCTCATTACTGAGGGGGGGAGAGGAGGAGAAGAAAGTCTGCAGTACTAGTTCCAAAAGCTCTAAAGGGATCCCAGCATACAGTGAAAAGAAAGTAAGAAATTTCTTCCTTACCCGGCCATGCCTTTTTATATTTTTAATTTTTATAAGAAAATTTCCATTTACCTCGATAATAACCAGATTTAGTACCTTTTAGGTATTCTCTAATAACTTGACGGTCACCTTTTAAGTGAATAGCTAAACTATTTAAAGAATTAAAGACTAGATTTTTATTTGAATCATCTTTAAACTCTGCTAAAATAGCTTTAGCTGCTGGATGTTTAGCAATATATATATCCCGTTTATCACCAACTAAACTCGTAATCTGTTCCAAAGTGTATATATTAGTTTTAGTAGATTCCTCTACTAAATCCAAAGAAAAAAAGAATGTGTCTAGGTATAAGATACCTAAATTTAGACAATCATTTAAAGTATTATGATGAATATTTATTGAATTATACATATGTTGTTTTGATTCAAATACATATAAAAGAGTAAAGTCCTCAGCGTTATATACATATACAGGAGTACCTCTTTGTTTACGTAATCTTTCACGTATTTCTTGACTCATCGGTTCGTGATATCCAGAACTACTAGCTACTAAATCCACATTAAGGTTTGGGTTTAGACTATCTATAAAATGTTGTTCCAATTCTACTACTTGTTCTAAACTAGAGTTCTCATCCATAATATAAATAGTTAAATTTAGATTACTAAAACCATGTTTATTTAAATAACGTAGAACTCTGCGTGCTTTACTTTTAAGTATAGATGGCATAAAATAAGAACTTATTCTATTATACAAATTAATAGAATGACCTACATACTTATGCTTACCATCTGTACTTTGTCACACATAAACACCCTTTTGCTTTTTGGTGACTTTTAGTATAATGTCTCTATTATTAAAAGGATCTTCTACTAAAACCTTAATATACTTATGTTTAGAATTTTTAGGTTTTTGGGTGCTCCATTACCTTCATTGTTGTTATTATCGTTACCTGTTATTACAACATCGTTATTGTCGTTATTTACCTCCCCTATTTCTAGAGATGGCTGCGGTTTAACATTAAAAATATAAAAATGTTTTTCGACCATAAAGAAAATCATTAATATAGCGTGGGCAGTAATAATACTATTATAGAGTTGATTGTCTGCAATGTATTGAACACCAGGTCCACTTAATTCTAATCTTATTAATACAGAAAACGCTGTACCTATCAGGCCGGAGAATAAAGCAAAAATCAGATAAAGTGTTCCAATATCTTTAGCATTAGAAGATAAAAATCATCTTTCAGTTCACAAAGATATACTTGTTTTTACAAGCGAGACATGATCTGGCCCTTCTTTCTCAGCTTGCTTATGACTAGCCAGCGTGTTCGGGCTAATTCGATTAGAAATAAATTGATGGGTCTGATACGAAATAGGCAGACTAAAATCCCGGTAACACATACTATTTATACTAGGTAGAGTTAGTATGCGTATGATATATTTGAAACTAACAAATTAATATATAAATGTTAGGTATAAAAGACCTGAGCTTATTAACTATTTAGGGGTGGCTTTGGCTTTGGCTTTGGCTTTGGCTTTGGCAGAAGGGGGATCAGGAGGGAAAGAAGCACCCCTACTAAAGTAGAGGGGGATGTGGAGGGTTTGCTTTGTAATCTTTTAGGGATCTCTATTCCTTGATTATTACCACCCGGTTTACGTATTAATTAATGTTATTTAAAGGATACTAAAGTTCAAATTAAACCTTTCTCTGATAGTAACAGAATTTATACTATTAAACACATTAAGAGCCTATTACTAATAAACAAAAAAATCCATGATTTATTGTGTAACACCCTTATTATAATTATATATGTAGAAACGTTTACTAAGTTTTCTATATGTTATCGTACTATCTACAATACCAAAGTTTTTAGTGTTAAAAACCTCTAAACTTTGTTTAGAAGACTTTTTATTTGTACTAACAATTCTTAACATATAAAAAATTAATAAATTTTTGGTTATTACTTAAGTTAATATAACCATTTAAGTGGGGGCGTAGCACAAATACACTTGACCTAGGAATTCTTGTATTATTTATAAATTGTTTAGAATAGTTAATAAAACTACTACTACTACTACTATTACTACCTGTTACGGTAATATAAAAATGATATGGTATAGATTTAAGTCAGATAGAAACTTTTTGTTTTAAATTAGTTTAAAACAATAGATCTTGAATAGTATTATTTTTAATATCATAACTTAAATCGTAATTTATTTACTTAAGTCTACATTTTTTTATTTTTGTTTTTATACTAAACTCCTCTTCTATTAATTTATTAATAAAATATATATTTAATTGATTTATAACACGGGGCTTAATATAAGTATCTACTAAATAAAAAGAAGTAAACAGTAAAATTAAACTAAATACAGAGTACTTTATACTCGTAATACTATAGCAAGGGTAAAAAAAAAATAGACTTATCTTTTTTTGACTTGGGGCTCCGCCCAAGAGACATTTAATCTATTCACCTATAATACGCATTATAAACAAAGTGGGGGAAAAGAGCAGTAAGGCGGATATATAATGATATATAAAAACTATGTTCTATACTAACTATTTCAATATTGTATAATAATAAAATAGAAACTAAGAGATTATTAATACATCATGTAAAGAAAAAGGAAATAATATAACAGAATAATTAATTTTTCTTTAGATGATAGCTTTATGAAAGCCTTATAAGTGTTCTTAATTAGTGTAACAATATTACTTTTATAGTCTGGCTTAATTGTATGGTAAATCAAGCAAAGTATTAAAAATCAATAAAAAAAAATAATAAATAATCATAAATACTCTGGTGTGAATTATTAAAAAGGAGTACACTTGTTGGTATGCAAATGATTAACAATAAAACAACAATTAAACCCTCCTCCTTTACAAAGTATGGGAAGGCAAAATTTATTATAAAACTCACTATACTTAGTGGGTTTTATAGCATTAGGTAATTGTTTGTATTTAGTACTATTTAATCTTTTCTCTATATCTGGGTAGTTTAAAGTTTTATCTTTTGTTTTAATATTAAATTTTACCATTATTGTTCTTCTAATCATGTAAGGAACTTTTCTATTGAAACTGACTCTATAACCATTGGCATAGAATTGTTTCTATAATAAGGGGCCTTAGGGGAGCTATGTAAAAAACACCATATATATCTTAACATGAAAAAGAATAAGCAAGGCTTATTTATAGGGGCTTTAAAACTGGGTGAAAAATCTTCTTCTCCCCTATTCGTAACAACTCACGGATAGATTCACAAGCTTAGTATTTACCTATGAATCAGTATAAATCTTAATAACCACATAAAAAATAGAGTGATAGACAAAGTGTTTTTTTTTTTTCCATATCAGGAGGGGCACATCCTGTTTTTCTTCTTTTTTTTTTGCTGTGGCTAACGTAGTATGCCAATGCTTAATTAAAAAAAAGAAGAAGTAAAAAAAAAAACACAAATGATTGGGCCTAGCGAATTGCCTAATGATATGTTAAACTGTAACATTTTTTTTAGATTTATTATAAATACAATAAAAAAAGAACAAAGGCGTTATTGTTCTTCTAATCATGTAAGGAATTTTTCTATTGAAACTGACTCTATAACTATTGGCATGCTTGAGTGTAAAATACCACAGATTTCTGAACATTGCACATTATCCCTACGTAATTTTAATGTAACCAATAAGTCCATATTAGTAGGCTAAGCTAAGCTACGCTACGCTAGGCAAGAGAAAATATCTTTAACTTTTATCTAATTATTTATAAGTAAAATAATAATCTTTATAGATTTTACCATCTTTTAAACGAATATTTAATGTTTTTCTATCTAATTTGATATTTAAAGTATCAAAGTATTTAATTGTATCCATGATACTTTCAAATTCTCTCTCAAAATCTACCGGCGAAGTAGATTGCTTAGTGGCTCCTTTTACTAATATAGGTTTATTTTTTCTGTTGACTTTTAATGAGTCAATATCAATTTTTAATTTTTTATATTCATCAATAATTAATCCCACTGCTTCAAAATCATCTGGTAAAGTTTTATCTGAATATTTACATAAGAAATTATGAAACACTTTTTTATTTTTTATATATCTAGTTAGAGTGTTTCTTTTTATAATTAAACCTAAACCTCTTAAATACTCAACACAAGACGTTATAGAATCAAAATTTAAAGTATAACCTACAGAATCTGTAAATCTATTTCCATCTTTAACTTCTAATTCCACTAAAATACTTCTACGAGTACCTAATGTATACGTATCTTGTCTTTGTTTTTGCATTATACCTACCAACTCTTCTACAGAAATATTGCTTATTAAAGCTGTAGAGATAGGGTAGCTTAATAACAAGAATTTATTAAGATATAGTAATTTAGAATCTACAAACTTTTTACTAGTTTCAGGGTGTATTTTTAATGCTCTTTTTAACTCAATTTTAGATTTAGCTTGATAATAAAGAGTACTACATGTTTGATCATAAACATATACAGGATCACCTTTTGAAGATCCTGCATTAACAACTCTTAATGTATTCAAGTTAAATTCTTTATTTAACAAATAATATTGTTCTAAAATTAAAGCGTCTTGATTACTAAATTTATTACTGTCTAATTTAAAGATTCTTAATTTAAAAGCTTTTAACCCGTCTTTGTGTAATAAAGGTAAAAATATACCAACCCTTCGGCCTTGCACAGGCGTTAGCCCTGGGTGAGAGGCCAAAGGGAAATCTCCTTTAAAATAGTAATCCAATCTACGTCTTAGTAAATTAGATGAACCTACGTATTTCTGACCTGTATTTTTATGTATAAATACGTATACACCAGAGAAACCCTTATAGTTAGATTCACCAGCTAATTCTCCTAAGAGTTTCTTATTTTCCGGTGTAGATACAGGAAGATCCATTTCAACACCTTTAACTTTTAATAATTTTTCTAATTGCGAGTCGGTGACGGATAAGTTTTGATTTAATAATATTCTATTGATTACAAATGAAGTAGCAGGTTTTCCGCTATTGACATGTTCTAATGCTAAAGACTCAGGCTTATTTACCAAAGATCTAACTGAACTAAAAGACCTAGTTAGGGGTACAGTGGCAATATAACCTAGTCCTATACGTTTAGCTGGCACAAATATGTGCTGCGCAAGCTGTGCGTGATTATTAGAAACACTTCTATTAATTGTACAATGCAACATTACAATAGTCTTTCCTAAGAAAGACAAGTGCTTTGTGTGTTTTATTGTACAATAAAATTAAAAATATTATTTTACATTGAAAACTAGTTTAGCAAACTATTGTAGAGTTCCCTAAATATAATTGGCCGCCTTATCCCTCCAGCGCCCCTTCGGGCGATGGATCAGGAGCCGTATAACTAATATATGTTTATTTAACAAAAGATATGAATAAATACTCATATTTTTCTGTACCTTTTCAGGAAGGGGCTGACTATATCTTAAGCATTATTAATACTAATAATACCAACCACCGTCTAGTCGATGAACTGCATACCAAATAATTTATACTTGGTACTTGGCTGCGGATTGCCCATTGAATAATAAATCTTGATTTTACCGTACCACGAGTCACTACCTGTGCCATAAATTATGTTACCATACTTACTTGGTTAAGATTCCTTTAGGGGTTCCCCGCAATTTGATGATATTTAACCATAGGTTCACTACAGTTCAGGCCATTATTCAATAAGACCATAAAAAGACCCTTCTCTATTAATAAGAACAGAAACTTGGTTTAATCTTCCAGGATCGAGCTACAACTTCGACCTAACAATTGTCCCCGAATAAAACATCCATTGTAAAAATTTGATGTGTGCTTTGGCTGTGGCTGATTTTCAAAAGCCTCCAGATCCGGAGGATATGGAGCCACAGCAATATAATACTTATTACAAACTGTACATTATTTATCACTTTTAACTCCTTTGTTTTGGGTGTGAAGGACCCAAACCACAGCACACCCTGGGGGAAGGAAAATTTAAAGTAGTAACGGTTTTTTGTAAGCTAAATGCCCCCTAACCCTTCTTTATCAATTAAAGGTGTCAAGAGTCCGGTATTTATATTACCTGCGCAAGCGTGCAAACCATCTTTATTAAAATATTGTTTAAATCTTCTAGTTAAGTCGTTACTTGAACCTACATATTTATTATTTGTAAGTTTATGAGTAAAAATATAAACACCTGTCTTACTACGTCTAGATTGTGGTTTCCCTATTAAGGCAAGTAATAATGGATATGTTTCATCCGTAATAGGTAAATCAAATTTTACGCTTGGAAGGTTTAAAAGTTCGTCTAGTTCTTTTTTTTTGCTTATGCGGAGCATTCGCACCAAATATTAACTTTTTGGTTAAGTAATACACTATTTGTAATTTCAGTTAATAGGTTTACCTTTAGCCGTATATTGTTGAACTAGACTGAAGGGACGATATGTTTTGCTGTTGTGAATATGTCTAGTTTGTGTATTCCTTTCCCCCCTACTTCTCCTTTTGCTTTGCTGGGCTACGCCCTAACGAAGGATATGGGGGGATAAGAAGAGGCAAAGAAAATGAGCCTTTGCTTGCTTTTTTATTTTTTTTTTTTAGAAAAAAAAAATCAGAAGCCACCGCGGAGCATACACAAGCTAGATACATGATTTAAATAAAAATCGAAACACAACTTTTACCTAAAGATTGATCCTTTAGTTCGTGCATGCTTCACTAGCAAAAGCAATAAACTAATAACCAATCTTTAAATTAGCTAGGCCAAGGCTGTTGTAGTAACTTTAATCTAGATTACTTTATAGATAAAATAAGCCTATCTATTTTATTTCTTCCTAGAACCGGTTTCCCGGCGACTAGAGTACACCTTACAACTATAAAAGTTGAAGAACCATCTACTCGTTGCTCTTTTACAGACGCTGTCTGATTTAGATCCGCGATCACCCATTTCAGTTACCTTCATCTCCCACGAGCGAAAGAAGCACACGTGGGTTTTCATGGCGTAAATAATTAACCATAAAAACTAGTGATATTACCATACCCTGAGTCATTAATCAGGCCAGATAGAAAGTTTCATATCTATCTTTGGTTACTAGAGCTTTAGGGCTTCCCCGGAGTTTGGCTCTTTATTGCACAGTTAATAAGTAGCCTACACTTATTTTTTTATGCATCACATTTAATACCTAAAGAAGGGCAAGCAAAAGACGGAGCACAAATTTAACCTATTTTTAACTCTATACCTGAAAGATCCAAAACTTTTAAACATAAATAACTGCTGTAACACTACGATTAGTCGGTTCTATAATAAAGATAACCTTTATATGGTTTATCTTTATTTAAATGTTTAGTTAGCATATTCTTTGTTTTTTTTTCTTTTTTTAATTAATTAAAAAGAAGAAAAACAGGATGTGCTCCATTCCCATACCCCTCAGGGATCAGGGACAGAAAGAAAAAAAAAGCTTTAATGTTTTTACTCTTTAAGTATCATACTGCTGCAACTATACTAGGAAATTCAAAGGTTTCCCCTGTTTCAGCATCTTTTATTGTAATAGGTGAGCTAACTTTATCTTTTAAGGTATCACTTAAAAATAGTTTTCTTTTTTCTGAAATTAGATTAGCTAATTCTGAATTATTTAAATTAGCCTTTATAGCGCCCTCAATAGGAGCATTCGTAATTCTAAACTAAACTTATCAAAACCTTCTTTTTTGATTAAAGGTAGTAATTGTCCAGAGTTCTCTACATTAAAACCTTTAAAAGTAAAATATTAATCCAGTCCGCAGAAGTATTTTGCAGCGGATAAGCCAAAGCACAACAGCACAACAGCACACAAAGGGGATTTGGAATATGGATATGGGGCCACAACATGAAAACGCTACATTTGGCTGTCTTTATAGGGCTGCGAAGCTGCCCCAGACCATCAAATTAATAGAGGCTATCCAGTTTGGATTTCAGATCTCATATATTTTGTCACAGGAAGTTTTGGGGTTTTTTATAGATTTAATATTTAGCATAGAGCAAATTACTAATATAATAGGAAAGGCTATTGTGCTAACTTTAATTTAGGGTTACTTAGTTTCTCCCTAAAACCGGTTTCCCGGCGACTAGAGTACACCTTACAATCATAAATACACTTACATCTATAACTGAAGAACCATCTACTCGTTGCTCTTTTACAAACAAATACTGTTTGATTTATTTGACTTAGATCCGCGATCACCCATTTCAATTACTATAATCTCTAGTGATATTACCATACCCTGAGTCATTAATCAGGCCAGATAGAAAGTTTCATATCTATCTTTGGTTACTAGAGCTTTAGGGCTTCCCCGGAGTTTGGCTCTTTAACACGAAAGTGAGTAACCTATTCTCACTTCTTATGTATAACATCCGCAGCGGTCACAATAAATCTGACGTGTGTTAATTCTGGGACAATAACTCTGTTATCCACTTCCAGCATTCTTAATGCTCCATTCTCTAAATCGGATTCAGGTACTAAATATGAATCAAATTCTATGAATTCATCATCTGCATTTAAGAAGTCAGGGTATTGGTAACTTCAATATCATTGGTGCCCCTCTGCTAATATAGACATAGCTGGATCACTAACTTCCATTTGTGTTAAATAAAGATTTTATTCTTTAATTCCATATCTCTCGATAAGGATCAGACTATGTCTTCGTAATAATAAGTAGGTTTTATTCCTTGTGGGGGCATACTTCGTTAGCCCTACCCAAGAAAAGAAAACGTATTTAAACTTGCAATAAGAATAAGGAAATGTATCTAAAGCTTTACGGGCCTATTATACCTTTTTATTCTCTAATGTAGTAATAATAAGAGCAGGAGAAAGGTAAAAGCAGAGGCCTCCTGCGGAGAAAGCCGGCTTATAAAGTTTAAATTCATCAACGGAGGATATTCTAGCTACCACATACAGCTTGCTTTTTCAGAATAAATAAGAATATGAACATGCTGTGGCGAAAGCATAGGAAGATTATTCTTGTAGATAAGTTTTATCTTCTAGTCGTTGAACGTTCTTGTTTGTCTTCAGCATTAGCTGAAGATCTACTTTTAATAACAAGCTTCGCTTCAAATAAACTGAATAGCTTTTCAGTCTTCCTTGAAATTAATCCTCTTTAACCACACAATTGTGAGGTTGCATGGTGGACTAAAACTCTAATCCATTAAGTATAATAATTTAAATGAAGGGAAAGCAATTAATATTAAGATTAAAGCAGGCGTGATTGTCCATATTAATTCTATCAGAGTCACAATTACATAAGCCTAAATACAGGCATGTTTTATTTTATGAAACCCTATTCACGTACTTGCGCCTGTTCAATACAACTCAGCCATATGAATGCAAATTATACCTATTTATTTATTTTTATTATTCGCAGAGGCCCCTTCTACGTTAGAGGTGGAACTAGTAAATTTGTAACGGTCTTTATGTAAAACCCCGGAATCCAAATATTTCCGCACAGTACTATGACTAATCCCTAGGTAAGCTCCAACCCTTCGAGCGGAAGCAAAACTACCTACTAACTTGAATCCTTCGACCGTAGCAACCCCTTCTGTAGGTAAACACTTTTCATAGACACATATAGTAATCCCCCGCTTAGACGCCATTAATTCCTTAGTCTCGTCTGAGGCTTTTCTACCCAAAGCTTTTTGTCTCATTATCTCCTTAGTCTCTTTACTATGAGACTTTCCATATAAAGGATTTAATGCTCCCCTTTTTTTTAGACTCTGGAGTTGCTTTGTCTCTTCCTTACGATTGTAGCCTCGGGGAAGAGCTATGGCTTTTTTTAGTATATTATATACCGGGTTTAACCTATCAAAGTAGTATTGCTCTCGTAGGGTTAAATCTGACACGGGACAGTATTCCAGAATTGTAAAAGAAAAACAAGGGTAGCCATATTTTTCAAATGCTCGCCCGATTATGGAGTTTTTATTTTTATTTAGCGTCGAAATATAACCGGGACGTTTATAATCCAAATATCTTTTAGCTAAATCTCCGGCCTGTCCTACGTAGATATCGAGAGTTTGTTTATTGGTTATCATGTAAATTCCGGATTTACCTTTATTTTCTGCGATTATTGCCCGTTTATATGAAACGAAATCATCATATACTAACATAGGTTTATCATTATTTAAAGGGTTTGCCGATTTCATACCTTGTAATTTTAGCTCTTCTGACTTCTGTTGCGTTGCCTTTGGCTGCGAAGCTGCAACAGTATCTCCTGTTACCTCTGTTGCTTCTGTTGCTTCTGTTGCTTCTGTTGTAACAGAAGCAACTGGGCCTGCGCCACGGTCGTCACTTGAAGGGGTTGATGTTGAATAGTATTTTAATAAATAAGGGTTTAATTTGAATGCAAATAGAGGATGGGATTGAGACATTAAGCAAATTGAAGAACCGTTCCGACGACCGATACAAAGTTGCGAATCTGCGGCGCAACTTGTATGGCGACGGGTCGACGGTTGTTTGTTTTTGGATGTCGTAATTACATAAACCTATTATTGTGGGTCCCCAAAAAACATATTGGATTTATTTTTATGTAAAGTTGGATTATATTTTCACTCAGCCAAATGTACTGGGCGTTTCACGCGTAATCTCTGAGGAGCCCCACTAATTTTTTAGATTATGGTTTCCTGCTGATTATCCATTATTGCATCCATTAGAATTTTCACTAACCCTGATTTTTTTATTATTTTTTTAATTAGGGGCTAATAATATTAAACATTGCAGTATCTAAGGCATTAGGAGTTTCCAGCATACAGTGAAATTTTATTCATAGTTATTCCAAGTTTATTTAGATGAAAATTTATATCTGTCTTTATATACCATTCCAGATCTCATATATTTTGTCACAGTACTACCACTTATCTCTAAAAATTTAGCAGCTCTTCTGACTGAAACAAAACTACCTATTAATTTAAGTCCTTCTTTTGAAGATTTCTCATAGATATTTACAGGATTCCTCCGTGATTTACTCATTTTTTCTTTAGTTTCACATGAATGTTTTCTATTTAAAGCTTTCTGTCTCATAAGCTCTTTAGTATCCACATTGTGTATTTTACCATAAAAATAGTTGTTTACACCTTCTCTCATTAAACTCATTTTTTGCTTGGTTTCTACTGTATGAGTTTTCCCAAATCTAGCAGATTTAATTCCAGTGTAAACTCCTTTCAAGGCTTTACTTCTTTTAGCTTTACTTTCATCTGTATGCTTATATCCTTGAGAACTTCCTGCAATCTTTAGCATATTATACTGTGGATCTGATCTATCGAAGTAATATTGCTCTTTTACCAGTAGGTCAGATTTGTCGCAATATTCTAATATAGAGACAGAAAAATTAGCATATCCGTATTTAATTAAAGCTCTACTTATTATAAACCCTCCCTTACTCTTCAAATAGCTAATGGTATAATATTTTCTAAATCTTTTGCTTAAATCCCCTGATTGTCCTATATAAGTAAATTAGTTCACATGTAAATACCAGACTTACCTATGTTTTCATTAATGATATCCTTTTTCATAGAGTAAGCATTTGCGTAAATTTTTGTTGAAGAGCTACTAATATCTTTATCCACGTTTAATTCTTTTTCAGCGTGGTTATCATCTTTATTGTTAGTTGAGTAAGCCCGTATAGGAGTAAATACTACATTACTTATGGGGCTCCTAACATTGGAATACTTTTGAACAGGCACATCTTTACCATGGTTAAGATATTTATGGCTTATAGGTGATTTACTGCTAATATAGTTTCTTACTATGGATATCAATATTCAACCCACACCAAACAATATTATAACTAAATAAAACATAATATTATCCGTCCGTGCATACAGCTTTAATTAACCAAAAACATTAAAAAAAAGAGTAAATATAATTGTAAAAACTCTAAGTATACACGGTAACTTTAATTTTGAGGAACTTGCATTCACTTTAGGTAACCGGTCTAACCTAGCGGGGCAGATTTCTACATAAAAGCTCTGTAATCCATCCCCCCCCCGTCCCGCCGCCTTAATTCAATTACCCATCATTCATTCCTGTTACATGGCGGGCTACGTGAAGTAATACAAAAGATTTCATTCTGTATTACGCGAACTTTAAACAAGCTCTGCTTGTTTAAATTAATCTAACTTTTAAGGTTAATTCTATTTATAAAAATATTGACTATTTTTTGGGATTTTCCTCCTGATCCTGGTCCTCCTCGGAAGATGGTGTTCTCTTGAAAGATTCATTCTTGATTTTATTTTGGCTATTTCTTCCACTCCTTCTTTAGTTAGATGAGCTTTATGTGTCACTAATTTAGCTACCGCTTTGAAACCCTCGTAATCCTTAGCTTTAGACCCTATTAGAGGGTAATTATCAAAGAAAGGAATTATATTACCTGTTAGATTAGACAATTTAACAACAACAAAATTTACAGCCGACGCTCCTGAATGATTTTCTACTCTCCCACAATTAAAGAAAAGAATTAAACTGTTCATTAACGTAGTATCTCTGCTATGCTGAGTAACTTGAATACCTAATGTAACGCGAGGTTTCCTTTTATCCTTGTTGTATGCTATTTTTACAAAAAAACAACCTTCAGCTTCCGTAAACCCTACTACTCAGTTTGGGTCTCTTATTTCCGAAGATACAGCTAAAGGTATTGTATAGGGGGTAACATCTGAAAAAGCTATTTTTAAGGTTTCCGGTAGACCTTTATTCATAGAAGCTCTTATACTAACGATTTTACTAAACCCCTCGTTAGTTAAATGTCCTTTATTTTTAATTAGCTCTAATGCTTCTTTAAAAAGTAGGTAATCAATTTGCTTTTTAGTTATCAAAGGATAACTGTCAAAATGCTTTATGATTACATCTAAATCTTTGATAGAAAAAACTCTAAACTGAGCAAATTTACCTTTTTTTAATCCTACTGCACCAATGCCACCAAAGTATGACTGTATTTTTACCAATAATTCTATATCCTTTTTGTGTAAAACCATCGAAAACCCTGGATTAACGTAATAGCCATTTTTATTTTTAGAATTTTTTCCTATAGATAGATGAAAACAAGCTTCACCGTCCGAAAAGCCAGTAACAAAAAAAGGGGTTTAACTCCCCTTTGGCGGTATTTTTAACATTTTTCATATATTTATCTAATACATTATACTCTTATAGTACCTTTCTTAACGCCTCTTTATTAACCTTGCTGACTCAATAGAAGAGGTACATATATTAAAAAGAGTAGATATTATTAAATTGAGATACATAAAGCAAACTGCCCATCAACATCTCCACGTTTTTATGACATAAACAAAAAAAAAGTAATTGCTTGCCTAATTTTTTTAGGCAAAACTTATTTAAAATAAGCCAATGTTTCTCTCAAAAACAGGTTTCCCAGCGACTAGAGCACACCTTACAGAATCTAACTAAGACCCTGAAGAACCGTCTGCTCGTTGCTCTTTTACAGACAAATATCGTCTGATTTAGATCCGCGATAACCCATTTCCATTTCTGTCATCTCCCACTTGATTCAAGTAGGTTTTCATTGTTTATGAAAACTAGTGATCTTACCATACCCTGAGTCATTAATCAGGCCGGTTATAGCATTTCCGTTATAACTTTGGTTACCAGAGCTTTAGGGCGTCCCCGGAGTTTGGCTCTTGTACACAATTTTTGTTAAATTTCATGTAATTCAACTAATCCTTCCATCTGTGGAGTAGCACTATCCTGAAAATAGAGACCTCAAGGTCTAGGGGTATCACAATTGTGTATAATATTTGAAAACAAGAAATTTAACATATCTACAGTTTATTATTTCTTTTTTCTACTCCAAGTAAAAATAAACAAACAGTGTATAATAAGGCCATATATGCCGACATAGCATATAAAAGAATTATAAAAGCTTTAATTAAAGTGTATTTTCTTTAATCTTCTCCTTCTTCTCCCTCCCCCCTCAGTAATGAGGGGGAGGGAGGATCTTATTATGTTTGTTTTGCCTAGGTTTTTTCTTATTTATTGTATAACAACAAATAAAAAAAAAACCAAAAAATGGAAAACAAACGTAATAAGGTTATATACACTATTAATAACTAGATTTATATATATCCCATACAAAAGCTCTCACAGGTAGAATGTCTTTAGTGTTTTTACTATCAATATAAATTAAATGATTAGTCTAGGTTGGGCGGAGCCCCAGCAGAATATAAAATATCTCGATTTGAGCATAAAAAACTCTAGGAGTTTGCCTTACATATAATACCCTACTTAAAACCTCACACATAACACGCTCTTGTGCTGTAAATTGTAAATAAGCACGGCCAAAAACCAATTCAAGACAAGGTGTAACACTAACTCTGTATTTTTGAATGGTAACTATACCATTTGGTAAACTTACAAATCCTCTTTGGCTTTTTTTTTATGGCTTTGGTTTTGCTTGGCTTTGGCTTTGGCTGTGGTGTGGGATAAAAAGCCAATAAATGTAACTAAACCTATAAATAAAACGATATTTTTTTTTTTTTTTGCTGCCGTAGGAGGCATGATCTCTATTAAAGGGCCCGGTCCTTTTGATCCCCTATCCATATCCCCCTGTGCCATTTTTTTTTTTTTTAGCAAAGAAGGAATACTTTGTGTGCAAAGCAAGAGGGGGGGGGGATCCGGATTAATCCTTTGCTGGGGTGTAGCCCAGTAAAACAAAAGGGGATAAAGGAGATATGCGTAACAATCTATTAGAGTATAAAATACATCAAAAAAATATTGACTGTTTATACCTTTATTAAAAGAGTATTCTAAAAAACAGGTTCAATTATAATTTACTTATAAATATACGAGTTATAAATAAACGAACAAATCTAGGTAAAATGTATTTGGATAAGACGAACACCATTATTACAAGTAAAACAAAAACAAATGTAACTTGATTTAAAAAATAAAAAGGAACTAATTGTGGCATTACTTTTTTTCCAATATTTTATTGAGCATCTTAATTCTAATATACAATTATTTGGAAACTATCCTTTGGATAAAGATAAAGTGGGTAAAGATTTTATTTCTATATAGCTATTTTCTAATAGTTTCTTCAATTGTTAGATAGCCGGGGGAGAAATTTGAATTCTCATTATTAATGCATGAAATTAATGTTTTAACCAATTAAACTACCCTGGCTTATGTTATACTTTTTTTTTTCCAGTTCTTGGCTGGGGCTGGGGCGTAGCCCCCAAAGCACAACAGCACAACAGCACACAAAGGGGATTTGGAATATGGATATGGGGCCACAGCATGAAAACGCTACATTTGGCTGTCTTTATAGGGCTGCGAAGCTGCCCCAGACCATCAAATTAATAGTTACTTTAACTCTATTCAATCTTGTTGCACCAGAGCTATTAATAATTTCCACACGTATGGTTATTTCCTACGCAGTTTTATCATCTGGAAATATTCCCATTGTTTCCATGGTAGCCGTCAGTACCTTGGGAAGGTGTGACTACCTGTCCCTAATCCCTAGCTTGCGCGCCCCCCCCTCCTTTTTTTGTAAAAAAACAAAGAAATAAACTTATATAGGGTGAATACCCTGATTCGAACAGGGAACATACTGTGCCACATACAGGCGCTCTACCATTGAACTATATTCACCTTAAAATTTTATTAAATATAGATTAAACTCTGCATTTTTTTTTTCTTCTTCTTTTCAATAAAAAAATAAAAAAGAAACAGTAGCCACAGCCTCTCCTCGTATTTTATAATAAAAAAAAGAAGCATGCCAGTAAAGCAAAATGAGGGGGGGGGGGAATTAAGAAATAATAATACGATTATGTTGGAGTGATTCGAACACCCAATGGTAAATACCAAAAATTTATGACTTACCGATTAGTCCACAACATATATCTAAAATTTATATGGTTAAATCTTTAACTATAAAGAGATTATAAGGTAGATCCGACTTGAACGGATAAAATTAAAAAAAATCAAATAGGCCTAAACTATTCATGTCTACCAATTCCATCACTACCTTTAAAACTATAAACAGTATTGGTTTAAATACTGTTTAATAGTTCTAATCTTAAGAAAAACCAAATAATCAAATAAAAATTAGACAACAGCACTACAACACACAATAAGTGAAATTTACTAGCACTTTGCGGTTTAAACACTCAGGAAGGTCTAGGTCTAAACGATCTGTAGAGTACTGACTTCTAGTTTACGGCAGGGCGTAATAGAAGATAAGTCTAATAAGATTCTTTGAATCTTATTGTATACTCAAATAATAAATATACAAATATATTATGACTAGGAAGAAAAGGACTCGAGCCTTCGACAGTATATTAAACTATTGAGTTTACAGCTCAACCCGCTATACCAACTAGCGATTAAACTAATAATATATTTGTAAATTGGCTTTAACAAAAGCGGGCCCATGCTTTCATCTTCTCCAATATTTCCCTTTTTTTAGCGGTAAGTAAAAAAATTCTCTTATCTTTTTCTGATTGTTTCAAGTTGCCTAAGCGAAGCTAAACATGTCACGCTTGCTCCCGACCCCTAAAGGGAATATGTAAGCCAACAATAAAAAAAGGATAAAAACAAAAACAAGCAACTGAAAAGCATAAAGGCTAAAACCAGAATTAAGCCATGAGAAAAAAAAAAACAGGGGATCTACTCTATTTTATGTTAAGTAAAAAGGGAAGGTTTGCGGCAACAGTAGCGTGGTGATATTTGTAAAAAAACTAAAATTAATAAAAAAAAAGAAAGGATTTTTAATTATATAAATTTGTTTTTAGCGATATTCTTCTATATTGTTTTTGTGTATTTCCTATCGAGCTAAGTGTCGAAATAGTTATGAGGAGTCTCGCCTCTTGGTTATTATCGATTTTATAATCAGCTAATCAAGAATAAAGACTTACTTAACTTTACTTGAAAACCAGATCTTGGTTTTATTTCATCCCTAATTAGGGAAAATAGGACTTTGTTCGTCCGGCTTTGAATCTTCTGGTAGGTCTAGAGTGCCCCCTTATTACCCTTCTTGTTACGGCTGATAGACCAACCTGCTGAAGCAGGTCTTCTCTGGTGACTTCCCCGGTTGTTTTATATCTACAACTGAGTTGTATATATCTCGTTGCATCCGTCCGATAGTTCTTTCGAGTTTGATTGCAGATCCTATACCGTTTTTTGGTTTTTTTATATAAAAAATAAGAAAAAACCAAAAACAATAAAAAAGCAATAATAAAAAATAGTTCTGGTTTATCTGTGTTGACATTCAACCTTACTTCTTGATGTAATAGATGGAACTCATCTTAGATACTCCTTTATCTTATTATTTAGTTTGTAGTAATTCAGGTTATATTTTACACGCTGGGCGTAAAATAAGCCTTGATGTTAGAAAAACTAAGCAACGTAAAGTAATAAAAAAGCCATCATTAAAGCAAATACACTCCCTTGGCTTTATTTAAAACCCCTGTTTATGTTAATAATGTACTTATTTCTATAAGGCTCCAAACAAGATTTTTCAATATTATTAGGCAATTTAGATTTTTATTAACGTTTGTTGATATACGCCTAATAAATAATTTTTTACATAAAACAGGTCTTTTGAATACCTTGTAGCCAGAGATTTCTCTCTTGGTTAGACTATGTCTTACATTTCATACTATGAAATGTGAAGGTGCTCGTGGTAGAAGTATTGTTAATACATTACTCACCTACTAGTCGTTGAACGTTTTTAATATATAAAAATGTATAATACTAAACTTCGCTGCAAATTAACATAATTTAAATGTACTTTTTACAATTTACCCTCTTTATACTGAACTATTCGCTTAATCCAGTAGCTTCCGCAAATGCGAAACCTAAGATAGCATAAGAAAACAACTGACCAGTTAGGGATGGGTTTCTAGCCACACCTAATATTAATGCACCAAAAACCACACCAATACCTACACCTGCTCCGATTAAACCTGTAGTAGCTAATCCTGTACCAATTATTTTTGCTGCTTGTATCATTTGATCTAATCTATAGTACACCACAAAGGTTACCTTTGCAATCTTACATCGCGAGTCTAGCCATTACCCCCTATCTTATCTATCTTTGGGGTGTTTATCTTAAGATTAATAAATAAGAAATAACAATAAATAAGAAATAAGAAATAACAATAAACAACAAAGTTAGGCTAATAATGACATTCGTTCTTAAAAAAAAAGAACAGCGACAATGATATAGTATATAAGTAATTCTAGGGATAAGGGAAACCAAATCGCATATAAAAACTTAAAGAGATATGGAGGAATCGAACCCCTTATTTAAGATCTGCAGTCAAAACGTATAACCATCTACTTCATATCCCTAGTATAAGTCTTTTAACATAGTACTTATCATACCCTGGTGTCTTTTTTTCTGAATTTATAGTATACTACTGAGGCGGAGCCTAATAAAAACAAAGAAAACATGCATTAGACCAATTCTTATCCAAGACTTGAACTTGGATCAAGATATTAGAAGTATCCTGCTCTACCATTGAGCTAATAAGAGTCTATGTTACTATATCGTATAACAACTAAGTAAGATAAAGAAAAAAAATAAATAAACCTTCTTTTTTTTTTTTTAATTATCTCTTTTCCACGCTTTTGGCGTAGCCACAGCAGAAAAAAAAAGAAAAAGTAAATTTTGCAAATGCAAGGCTAATCCTTTGCATTGTCGTTTAGTTTATTTAAATTTAAATGCATAAAATAAATTACAGTATTAATAACAAGGGGCTGTCCGAAATAAGATTTGAACTTATAACCTAAACATCTTCAGAGTTTCGCTCTACCATTTGAGCTATTCGAACTTTTTATCTTTATATTACCTATACTCCTTTATAGTTTCCCACCTCTGTTGTTTTTCCTGATCCCCCCCTTTTTTCAAAGAAAACACTTCTTGCTCCGCATCCCCTTTTTTGTTTTTTTATTATTTTTTTTTTATCTTGTTTTCTTATTTATTATATAATAAATAAGAAAACAATAGATAAGTAAGGGCAAGCGTCATACAGTCAGGAATTTATTCGACTTTTGGTTGTGCTTACACTTAAATTTCCAGATAAATATAAATACCATGGAGACATCAGGACTCGATCCTGAAATAACGATATGCAAAATCGCAGTTTTACCAATTAAACTATGTCCCCTTTCGCTTATATACAAATACACTTGGTTTATAAAATTTTACATATAGCTAAATATCCTTCTTGTTATATCTAACCCGAGACTGGAAAAAAGATCTAAATATTTTTTTTTTTGTAAGTCTATAAAATAAACTTACAATTTTTCCCTTGTGTGGCTACGCCAAAAGCGGAAAAGCTGGGCCCCCATAAACTAGTTCCTCCGAAGGAGCCCTACTTTGTAGGGGGGGGAAAGAAACTAGCCTAAAAAAAGAACAAATTAAATCAGTAACATAACCTACTATCCCTATTAATGAAATTATTTTTAATTTCCCATTTTTAATTTTATCATTAAATTATTATTAAATTAAAAAAAACGAAAGAGTTTAGAACTATTTATCCGAAAAACGACTTGAACGTTCACGATATTATATCACTTAATCTTAAGTTAAGACTGTCTACCAATTCCAGCACTCGGACAAAAAACATCTAAATTAAATTCGCTAAGGTTAGAGTGATTTGAACACACAACTCAGCTGTCATGAGCAGCTTGCTTTACCAATTAAGCTATAACCTTAATAAGTGTATAAAATTCTGAGGTTAGAGTGATTGAACACGCAACTCAACTGTCCTATACAGCTTGCTTTACCAATTAAGCTACAACCTCGATAAGTGTATTAAATTTTGTTAAACGTGCGGACAGAGGGTTTGCACCCCTATATACTGGACATGAGCCAATTATGTTACTATTTACATCAGTCCGCGATAATATTTTAATTGTGCATTGGCTCAAGTTGTTTTTTTTTCTGGATTTTCTTATTTATGTTTTTTTCTTAATTTATATAAAATATAAATTAAGAAAAAAACGGGGTGCGGAGCAAGAAGTGTCCCCCTTGTCCATCGCTCCAGATCCAGATCCTGATCCTGATCCTAACCCTGATCCATATCCATATGAATATGGATATGGATATGGATATGGGTGCGGGGCTAACGAAGTAAGGAGGGAAAGTGGGAAAAAAGAATAAATAATAAAAAAAGGAAAACAAGACACAATAAGTAGCACAACACAAAAGAAAACCCAAATCAGGGCGCCAAGGGGAAAATGATCAAGACTATTTATACAAACTATAGCCCCAGAGGGGCTCGAACCCTCGCCTATAGTGTCGAAAACACTATGTCTTAACCCACTTGACTATGGGGCCCCTTAATTCATAATAAATCTCTGTTGATTCCTACATAATTAACCCTATAATAGAAGTCCAGTGCAAGTATCGCGCTTGCTTCAGCTGGTTACAAAACAGCTGCATTACTTTTATGCTAACCAGACGGGACGTAATGTAGCTGTGTTTATATAATATGGAGGATTTCCATTGTTAGATATCGTGATTAGGGAGTTAAATATGAAATTAGTACTTTATACCTAAAAATATTATAATTCTTTCAGCTAAAGCCTATTAATCACAATACTATCTATCACATTAAGTAAATATGTTTTTTCTTTTTTAGATGTTTTTCTTTCTTTGTTTGTGTTTTTCTTAAAGGACAATACTATTTGCAAAATCGTAGTGTTCAACTACGTATATTTAAGAATATATAAAAGTAAGTTTCGTGCCTAGATGCTTTCAGCACTTATTTTTAACTAACATAGCGTTCCTGCCGTGCCTATGCTATGAATTACTTAAGTGAAAGTAACATCCATCTAAATTTAATATTGGGCACATAAACAACAGGTAAACCAGAGGTTAATATACCCAGCTCCTTTCGTACGAGGGGGATATCTTTCTTTTATTCTAATTTCCTCTAGAAGATAGAAACCATACTGTCTCACGACGTATTTAACCCAGCTCGTGTAACTTATTAATCGACGAACAGTCGAACCCTTCATGATTCCTGCATTCATGTGGATAAGTTAAGCCGACATCGAGGTGCCAAACTGCGCACTCAATTTGTACTTCCTGGCGCAATTAGCCTGTTCAAACTTTGTTAAAAGAAAAATGTAGTTCTTTTTTTTTTCCATTATTCGCAAAATGGTTCAGACTATTTCTTCATTTCTTTTTCTTTCTTTTTATAATATGTGCAACGCGAGAGATGAAACAGCGGGTTAATTTTTTTTGGATTAGATGAAAATACGTTTATGCTTCAGAGCAAACAAGCAAAGAAGCAAACAAGAAAAATAATAAAAAAGCCTGATCCTCTGTTGGGGCGTAGCCCAGCAAAGCAAGAGGGGGCTAAAAAAAAAAAGAACTTATTTATTAATTTTTAGCCATTGACTACCAGCGCAGCTGCTTGTCGTGCTTACTCAACCTTTAACTCCATAAGCCCCGTTCCGGTTTTTTGAGTTTATTATTGAATATTCTACATTAGATTTAACATGACCTCTTAATAATATAGCGGGTCATCCTCTAAATGAAGAATCTGCATTTTTAAGGCCTCCTAATCATTTCATTTTATAAATAGATCTAGAAGCAGTAAATCTTCTAGTTAATCTTCCTTTAGCTTCTATTCTTATTCCTCTTAATTTCTTTTGACTTAGATTACCAAGAATATATCCTCTTAAAGACAACACAGAAAAAGTTTTAGAATAAAACTTTTTGATTACTTTTACATATAAACCAGAATTCTCTTGTCCCTCTGCGGGGGAGTGAGGGAAAAATTCTAATAATAAATCACCTAAAGGATCTTTAACTTCATCATCTGTAAACATAGAACTAATAATATTATTTCTTATTTGGTTAATATGTAATTCTTCCTTATTACGCTTCTTGTTTTTTTCTTTTATTTTATTTATAGGTCATATTTTAATATTACGTAAAGAGGCTTTTAAAACTCTGTATACTTTATTATCCCTATTTCTCAGCCTCAATGAAACGGCTTGTGTAAAAATATCACTATTTAAATGCATCCTATTTAAGTTAACTATATTTAGCTCGACTTTTTTATCATACATCATTTCTATAAGCCTTATAAGCTTTTGAAGATAAAGCATTTGGATTTTTTTTTGGTTAAAAAATATTAAGTTTTTATATTTCTCTAATTTTTGGATTTTTCTAACCCAAATCATCTTTTCAAAAGTAGAAAATCCACGTATATTCTTATTCACCCTTCTACTTTTTCTAGCCCTATCCCTTATTTTTTTAATATTAATATATCAATCAGACATCTTTTCAAAAGTAGAAATTTCTCCTTTTGCTTTGCACACGGAGGATATGGGTGAATTCTTTTGCTCCGCACACACCCTTATTTTTTTTATACTCTTATCACTAAGCTTTAATAATTCTTCCTTGATCATTCATTTTTTCTCGCTTAAGGTTAAAAGGTTTTTACGCACTAAAGAAGCTAAAAATTTATAATACTTCTTTATTTTATCATACGGGGAAGTGTATTTTTTAACATAAGATAGAACATATTTAAGATAATCCGCATAAGTATGAGGGAAAGGTCAATAGAAAATACCAGGTCTTATTGGCTTATAAACTACTTGCAGTTCCTTTGTTTTTTTATTCCTAATTATTTCATAGCTAAGTCTAGCTGTTACTAGTTCGCGGAATTCCTTTCTATATTTAGCCCTTAAAAGCATTCCTTCTAGATCGTACACATAAAAAGTTAAAATAGCTTTTTGACTGGTATGTTTTACATCTCCCTTCCCTATAAAGGTCCTACAAATAGATAATCTTCTATACCTAATAGGCATAGGTTTAGGTTGGTATACCTTTTTACCTTTTTTTTTATTTTTATTTACCTTAGCTTTAACTGGCTTAGGTTTTAAATGAAGATTAAAATAGCTTTTCAATAAACTGAAAAGATTTCTATCTCAAACGGGTAATGATTTGTAGTAAGTGTAGTTATAGCTACAAACACTATTATGCCATTCTTGAGCTGCAGGTGTAAAATGCTTGCTAAACCCAAACTCATCTTCTATATACTTCATGGGTTTAGCTATTATATTCTTACTCTTTTTGTTAAATAAAATAGGGGTATTATCGCATCCTTTGGATACGGAGGAGTTACCTTGCCAGGACGCCACAGCCTTTAAATTGATTTTATTACTTATTTTTTTATCTAAAATAAAACAAGCGTTTATTTTCTCTTTCTTATTCTCTGCTGTTTTATTTTTATTATTCTTCGTTCCCTCATACTTTGTATGAGAGGGGGATGGAAAAGCACCAAAAACTGCTGGGCGTAAGTTATTTTTTTTCTGCAT